CCCGCCCCAGGGGATATCAACTACAACAAGAAGGAACGACACATGGGTAAGAAGCGCAAGGCAGCAATCAACCTCACTGACCATAAGGACGCTGGCGGCCAGGACCGAGTTATCGTTCACCTGCGTGGACGTGACTGGGAAGTCAACAGTGCAGCACTTGACGATGCTGAGCTGATGGAATCCCTCATCGCATTGGATGAGGGTAACCCTAAGGGAATTTTTGCTGCGATTCGTGCTTTGCTGGGTGAATCACAGCGTAAGGAAGTTATGGAAGTTCTGCGCGACCCGGAGACCGGTATTACAAAGATGAGTGATTACACCACGTTCTTCACTGACCTTATGCATGCGCTGAACCCAAACTTCTGACGCTCGTGAAGCTCCTGCGGGAGCATCGCGAGCTGATCGAGATTGACCTCATCAGGTTCTACGGAGCCCGCTTCACTGAACTGCTCGCTCGCTACGGTCCCCGCCTCATCGCGGCGATGGTTGTACACCTGCCTGATAACTCAGCCCTCATGAGGGAACTATCCCAGGGCTGGGGGCTGCAAGATCAACTCCTTGCTGGAATCTTTGACCGCCTGGCAGAAGCAAACTGGCAGAGGACTGAGGACGGACAGAAGGGCCGTTCTCGACCGGACCCGATTCCTCGGCCAGGGGTGAAGAGCGGAAATACGAAGCGGCTTGGCTCGGGCACGATGTCGCTTGATGAAGCACGCCATTGGGCCGCTGAGCGCCGTGCTGGCACCGGAACGGACATCACCGAAGAGACCACCACAATTTAGGAGGCAACAATGGCAGGCTATGAGCTCGCGAAGGCGTATGTCTCGGTCATCGCTTCGACTAAGGGCGCCGGCGCACAAATCATCTCCGAGATTGGCTCTGCCGGTGAGCGCGCCGGTAGCGAAGCAGGCAGTAAGGCGTCTGGCGCGTTCGGTCGTCTCTTCGGCGGTGCTATCGGCGGCGTGGTCACGAAGGCGCTGGCAGGGCTCTCGCTGGGTACGGTGCTCGGCACTGCGTTCAGTAAGGGATTCAATCGTCTGAAGGCGATTGATGTTGCTCAGGCTAAGCTTCGAGGTCTGGGCAATGACGCTGACGCGGTGTCGGTGATTATGCAGAATGCATCTGCATCGGTTAAGGGCACCGCGTTCGGTCTGGACGCTGCAGCAACAGCGGCGGCTGGCGCAGTTGCGGCTGGTATTCAGCCGGGTGAGCAGCTTGAAGCTGTCCTAAAGTCGGTCTCCAACTCCGCCGCGGCGTCTGGCTCCAGCATGGAGGAAATGGGCGGAATCTACGCGAAGGTAGCATCCACCGGCAAGGCTCAGAACGACGTCCTCGCCCAGGTCGCAGACCGAGGCATCCCCATCTACCAGGCGCTCGCTAAGCAGCTTGGCGTGACGGCTGATGAGGTCTTCAAGATGGCCTCTGACGGCAAGATTGGGTTTGACCAGTTTGAGAAGGCGATGACCTCCGCCGCCGGCAACGTCGCGTTCGAGATGGGCAACACGCTGCCCGGCGCGTTCGCCAACGCGCAGGCGGCGTTGGGACGCTTTGGCGCGAATATTCTTTCTGGTGTCTACCCGACGCTCACGAAGTTTTTTCTCTCGTTCCAGCAGTGGATGAAGCCTGTCGAGGCGATGGGTAAGACTATCGGCGAGAAGCTTGGCTCGGCGATGTACTCCATCGTTCGTGTCGTCTCGAATGCGGCATCCATTGTGGGCCCGTCAATCGGAGGGCTCGTGATGAGCATCGGCAAAACGCTAGGTGCTGTCCTCCCTCCGCTCTGGGATGCATTCACTACAGTGGGAACTCGAATCGTGGGTGCCGTCTCCACAATTGCGAATGCACTGCAAAAGCTTGTGCCTGCATTTGGTGAGGCCAGTGACAGCGCACTGAATCTGACGAACCCGTTTGACGCAGTGATAGGTCTGGCAGACCTCGCTGCAGGTGCGCTCGGCCGCCTGACAGACATCATTAACCGGAACCCCGAAGCTGTGACTGCAATGGCAACCGCCGTCATCGGCGCCGTTGGCGCGTACACCACCGCCTCCCACGCCATCGACGCGGGACGCACCGCACTTGAAACGTACCAGACCGCCGCCGGCGCAGTGGGCAAGCTCAAGAGCTCCTTCGACGCCGTCGCAGAAGGCTATCGCCTCGTCGCGTCTGGTGCCGGCACCGCCGCTGAGGTTGCCAACCTGTCACGCGAAGCGCAGATTGGCGCGGGAGCATTCCAAGCCAAGGCAGCCGCACTCAAAGTAGCTTCTGCTGCGACCGTCGTATATAAGGCGGTGCTGTCGGCGACTTCAGGTGCTCTCGGGTCCTTCCTGGGTGTACTTAAGGCAAACCCGCTCATGGCGGTGGTTGGAGCGCTGGCACTGGCCGGCGCGGCACTCGTCACGTTCTTTACCCAGACTGAGACTGGCCGCCAGATGTGGCAGCAGCTTATGCAGGCAATCGAGCCCGCGCTGAACACGATTCTGCCTCTTATCGGCCAGCTGGGTGAGAAGCTCATTCAGTCGCTTCAGCCAGCACTCCAAACCATAATGCCTGCGCTTCAGCGATTTGCGGAGATGGCCGGCGAGGTCTTTGGCCAGGTCGTCCAAGCTGTCCAGCCGGTAATCGAGGGCCTCATTCCTCTAATCGGCAGCGCTATCCAGGCTCTGCTACCGATTCTGGGGCAGATGGGTGCGGCGCTGATGGAGTCGCTCGGGCAGATTGGGCAACATCTTGCACCGCTGATCCCGATTTTTCTCCAGTTCGGCACGCAGATTGTTCAGGCGCTGTTGCCTGTTGGCCAGCAGCTCATGACTCAGCTCGTGCCTGCGCTCTCCCAGCTCGGCTCAGCTGTGGTGGCGATGCTCCCACAGATCATGGACATTTTTGTTCAGCTCGGGGGAGTCATTATGCAGCTGGTGCCGGTCTTCGGTCAGATTCTGTCGGCGGTCGTGGATTTGGGCGTTCAGGTGCTCGCTGCGCTGATGCCTGCAATCCAGGCTCTCCTTCCGGTGCTCGCGACAATCATCGGAGTCGTCGCTGGCGTGGTTGCGGTCATTGTGACCTCGCTGATTCCTGTCTTCATCTCCGTGGTGCAAGCAATCGTCCCGCTCATCACGACACTGATTGACATTCTGGTGCCTGCAATTCAGGCGGTCTTGAATGTGGTCACGACTGTGGTGCAGGCGATCGTGCCGATTATCCAGGGTGCACTCGATATCGTCGTGGGCATCATCAAGACCGTAACAGCAGTCATTAAGGGTGATTGGGGTGCCGCGTGGGAGGGCATCAAGCAGATCATTGCCGGTGTCTGGGAAGTGATTAAGGGCATCGTCGTTGGTGCGATCAACATCGTGAGCTCCATCATCACGAACGCTGTGAACCTCATCCGCAGCATCTGGGATGCCGCCTGGGACGGTATCGGACGAATCGTCTCAACCATCTGGGAGGGCATCAAGAACGGCGTGGCTGCAGGCATCAACACCGTGGTCGGGTTCTTCCAGTCGATGGGATCTGACATCATTGGCGTGGTGCGGGGCATCCCTGATCAGATGATCTCTATCGGTCGCGACATCATAGGAGGTATCGCCGCCGGTATCCGTAACGCCGCTGGCGCGGTGATGGATGCAGCCCGTAGCGTCGTCAATGCGTTGCCTGATTTCGTGAAGTCAGCTCTGGGTATCCATTCGCCGTCTCGTGTCATGCGTGACCAGGTGGGCATCTGGATTCCCGCGGGTATCGCAGAGGGCATCACCCAGGGCGCAGATGTGGCAGTCGATGCGGTCAAGGACATGACCGAAGCCGCGGTCGAAGCCGCAGAGGCAGGAATGGGTACGCTCAGCGCGGCACTCACTCCTGGCGCGCTCAGCGGTTCTGTCTCGCTTGGCGTGCGGTCATCCTCGCTCAACCGTGCACTCTCTGCATCCGCAAGCTCAGCGCCGCTGTCCGCCGCCTCCGGTGGGCTCCACGTCCACGTCAACGCGGCTGACGAGATGTCACCTGACCGATTCGGCCGCCGCGTCGGAGAAGCAATTAACCACCATCTCAACCTTGAAGGGGTCCTGATCTGATGATTGGCCAGCACCGTCACCGCGTCACGCTCACCGGAGCTCATGGCTCCCTCGTCCTCACAACCTTTGAGGATGGAGCCAGCGATGACGGGCTGGAGGTCTGGGTGACTGGGCTGCAGGGCTGGGACGGCGGCACCGGTGTAGAAGCTGCCGATGTCCAACGCAAGATTGGGCACGGCATGCTCTCCTACCCGGCGCGCCGTACCGGCCGTACCCTCACTCTCAAGGGAACCATCATCGCGAAGGCTCTGCCAATTCGCGAACTCGCCTCCCGGTTCACCTCATCCTTGCTCTGGGACGGTGAGCTGGGTGCGCTCTCCGTTGAATCCGACAACGGCATCCTCACCTGTGAGGTTCGAATCGACGGAGACCCAAAAATCGAATACCTGGGCGACACCGCGTTCAACTTCGAGCTACCCCTCCTTGCCCCGGAGCCATGGCTCTACGGGCCT